CTCACTAATCGTAGGTAATAAGTGTATTGGTGGTTTGTTGTCTGCTGGGATAGACTCAACACCATAATCACTAAAACTAAGCCCTTCGCCAATATTCATCAATTGGCGATACGTGATTATACTATAGGGATTCTTTTCCACATTACAAAGTCTTAATCTTCTTATGAACTCCACTCTTGGCGTTAGAAGAACCCTTGTGTTTGAGTTTGTTCTTGTGAGTTGGTTTTGGTTTATTCGACTTGTCAACCGCTTTACGAACAGAACTCTTCTTCGTCGTTTCAGTCACTTCATGACTCCAACGAGAATCCTTGTGTTGTGGATTATCCTTTTCAGTTCTAAAAGAACGATGTTGAACGGCGGCTAAACTACCACCTTCATTTACTGAATCTTCGTCGTCTTGTAGGGAAGAAGCAAATTCCAACCATTGAGGATGGCCTGTGGAATAATTTGCTCCTTGTGGCAATTGAAGCGAGAAACTGGCTGGCCGGTCGTCTCTGATTGCCCACATTTCATGTTTGCCAGTCTCAGTGTCTTTCAAAATGACACTTTGATGGTCTGATTGAACATTGACCAAAACGTATTCGGTCTGTTGTAATGGTCGATTTGGTTGGCCACCCATCAAAAATGCTTTGGTCTGTGGGTCATCTTCCGATTCTCCCTCGCCACCTTCATACAGGTCATCTTCGTCACGTAGTCCCAAGATGAAATCTCTGTCAGTTTTACCAACGGAAGCCAATTCGTCATCGGATGGTTCACGGTCTTCGAAACTATCTTTATCTTCTGGGTCAACGATACCTTCACCGGGGATATATGGTTCGTGGCATCGAGCGCAAACGAATTTGCCGGTTGGGTCAGGTTCATTTTTTGTACCGCAGTTTGGGCATTCTTCGCCGGTCTTAATATCATCCTCTGCTTCGGTCATGTCAGGTTGGTGTTGAACGGTTCTGGCATGGTCATCAGAAGAAACTCGGGCTAGAGTAGGAGCCACAACTTTGTAAGATGTTCCATTACCACCACCAACAAGATTCTCATCGAATCTTCTTGCGAGTGTCTTCATCTCACTTAGTTCAGCCTCAGACAAATTACGTTGAGCATTGGCCAATTGATTAAATCTTTCCATCAAACCCTCTTCATGTTCGTCGTCACACATTTCGGTGATTTCAGGGTCATATTGATTCTCACGAGCCTTGTCGTGTTGAATGGTTTGGGTTTGGTTTGGTTGAACCACCTTGTAAGAACGTCCCATTTTCATGTTGACTGTTTCATCAACTGTAGCGGAGTCATCCTTCTCGTCTTGTTTCTTATCTTCGGTATCTTCTTTCTTTTTCTTACCGAATGTTCCTTTGTTCTTACAGAAACCACATCCACAACCGGATTTGTGTTTGCCTTCGTTGAGACGGACCCATTTCTTTGTTCCGTGGTCGTAAGCAATTTCCTTCAAAATTTGAGCCTTGATTCGTTCCTTCTTGGATTCGTTCATCTTCGATGTCTTCTCAATAGTTCCACCGTGATTTGGACCTTCTTGTTTGGCATCTTTGTTAGTGATTTCTCCACCAACGGATTGTTTTGTCACCGAATCATCAGTTGATTTACCACCAGCGGTAAGTGGTTCTTTGTCACCGGGAGATTTAGCAGTGGTGTAACCAGACAATGCACCACTAGCAGGTTTTCCAGTGGATGAACCAAAGGAACCTACCTGAATAATCTTTGACATGTGGATTGGTTGACCGTGATGAGGGATTGCCAACGCACCACCCATTTTTGGAAGACCGCTATCAGCGTCTTCGACACCATCAGAATCAATTTCCACATCATCGTCATCGCCATCTTCGATTTCGATGTCTTCGTTCTTATCAAATGGTTTTGGACGATAGGATGGGTCTTGTTCCATTTTACCAATGGCTCTGTCAGCCGCACCCATGTCCGCTTTATGTGGAGGAACAGGCATTTCCTCGTCTTCGCCTTCAACTTCATCACCTTGATTCTCGTAAATCTTGGTGTAGTAACGGGCGTCTTCGTTAAGGTGTTTCAAGGCAATACGTTTCGCCATGTCTTTATCACCACAACCAGCAGTTTCCAATTTGATTCCTTTGGCTAACTCAGAGGGTGTAACACCTTCTGGTAAAGGCGAAGTGGTTGGTTTCTTGAAAAAATCTCGGTAGTTCATATTGTATTGGTATCCTTAGTGTCGTATATAAATATTACAGTATTCTCAGGAGTTGGATTATTCTTTTGGCTTGTTACGATGTTGGCGTCTATCCCACAAGTCTTTAAATATCTGATTTACCTCATCGGTATTGGCTGGAACGGCTTTTTGACTCTTCCGTTGAGCAATCATCTCATCCAAAACGTTCTTTGTCTTAGTAAAAGTACTGTTATCGGATTCATCTACCTTCATTTTGTCGTCGTCAATGTTTAACATATCGAGATTTGTGTAATACTTGGGGTCTTTTTTTAAATTGTTGATAACCGTCTGTTTGGCTATGGTTTTATCCTTCTTGACCATTCGATTCAGTTCATATTGAAGAGCAGACATCAAATCGTCAGGTGAAGGGGTTTCTTTTTTCTGAAACAAGGTGTTGACTTGTTTATCGAAACCATCGGCAGGATTCATTGGTTTCTCTGAGTTGACTTTATCGGCGGCTGCGCCGGGACTAATAACTCCACCACTTGACGACTTCCTATCAGGTCGTTCAGGCATTTGGGCTAGGGAACTAGAATCCTCGTTTCCTTTGTGGAAAGTAGATGAAGCGAAATGGTCTGGGTCTTGAACAGTGTTTCCACCACCGTATGTTCCGTATCCACCACCTACACTACCAGCACCAGCAGAAGGGGCCGGTTCGAAATTGTTTTCTGATATTGAAGATTGTTTGAAGTATTTGTCGAATACATCCTCTAACGTTCGTGGGTCAGGATTGGTGGCAATCACCTTGCCTTCATTGTCTGTAATGTCAACAATACTGACGGCATCGTATTGAGAACGTCGATGGACTCTTACTGAGAAGCCTGTCAGATATTTTAGACCAGTTCGACCGTGACCCACATCCACGACTTTCATTAACATGGGTTTTTGTGTCCAATCTGGGTTGGTATTACCCCAAGAATAACCCCAATTGCTGATAGCGTCATCTAACGCTTCGGCTGGGGTATCAAAGTATTTGGTCGTTCGAGAACGTAGTTCGGCGGCATATTTGCCGACATTGTTTTCTTTGATTAACAGGGATTTTAACTTTGCCATACCCCATAAATAGTGTGGATTGGGGGTAAAGGATGGCTATTTACAGCGGTGGTTTCCAGTTAGTTGTGTCGGTATCGCTGAGTAAACCTTCACCGAACTTCTTAGAAGGTCTGGAATTTCGTTTCGGTCGAAGAAACCAAAAAAGTATCAACAATCCGCTTATGATGATAATGACATCCATTATTCAGGTTTTTGAAAGGTAATCTTGCCTTTGATTTTTTCGTAAGGAACAGGAAACTCACAAACACCATAAAACAACGACTCTTCTTCAACGGCGTTATCGTCAACAAACTTTTGGAGTTCTTTGATGTATTCCTTTAACAAATTCTTCTGAATGAATTTATCAATAGTAATGGTGTCATCTACGAAAGCATTAAATCTATTTTCTAAGGCATTAGCATCCTCGTAGGAATCAGAAGAATCGAAAATACATACTCTGAACCGTGGTTCAAGATAATCTAAGGCGGTCTTTTTTGCTTTGGCTTTGTTCATATTTTAATCTTTGTGGTAAGTCAATTTATCCTTCACCAATTCGAGAGGGATGGGTAAATTACTAGGGGTACTATCCAAATCACCCTCAATCATTCCATCTTCGTCGATGAAACCTTGAAGACATTCGATGTATTCGTTTAACAAATTTGTCTTGACGAATTCTTTAATGTCTATTGTGTCTTCAACAAACGCATCAAAACGGTCGTTTAATGACTGTTCATCATGCATCGAATCTGAACAATCATAAATCGAGGCCATCAATGCTGGTTCAATCCAATCCTTTGCTGTTTCCTTGGCTTTAACTTTGTTCATATTACTTGTAATCTGTATTCATCGTATCCAAGACTTCATGTATTAGGTCATACATGTCGTCTAGTCTTTGAGTAGCGAAACACTTTCGACAACAGTTACCTATCATCCGACAGTGACATGGTTCTTCACTTATGGCTACGAGTTTATCGAGTTGGGTTAGAAAATCTTTAGAGACGGGCATATTATCGTAATTCAGGTTTCAGAAGTTTCCACCTATCGCTGTTTATCTTGATGATACCGTCGTCAATGTGTTTGATGGTTTCGATAACTTCAGCGACACTATTGTAGATGTATTTATGAGGCAAGGCTCCCATTAACCATAGAGGCGTTTTACTTTTACCACCTTCAATGGAAAGAAAGATAGGCTTCTTTTGTCGGATGACCGTCGTTATTTCTTCGGCGGACCCCCAAGAGGCTTTTTCAGGAATAAGATGAGCAACAAAAAAATCGCAAATGTCGCATAGACGTAAGTCATATCCCCTGACTTCCCACATTCTTTGAGTAACCAAATCATATTGTTGTGTTTCCATCCAATGTTTCATCTCATTTCGTGACGATTCATCTTCTGGAACATCATGAATGAATGGTTTGTGATATGGGTCAAAAAACGTAATGTTCCTATCGCCCAAATCTTGTTTTACAATGTCTCGCCATCCTCGGCCATCCACATACTGCATGTGACCAATCAGATAACACCTTGTTCGGTAAAGATGGTTTGGTCTGTCTGTGGGTGGGAATGTCATATTAGCATTGTGTTTGGCGGCGGCTTCCTCCATTTGTTTCTGATACCACTCTGGTTCGCCAGCCGCCATAAATTACTTGTGGCTAAGGTCAACAACCTTTACTTCGTAATTGAATCGTTGAGCAAATGCCAAGAGTTCTTTCATGATGAGCAATGGATTGTAATTGACGTAAACTTCCAATGTCAATTTTCCAGCAGTCATACTTGGAACTAACTCGGCTCGTTCGAACCATTGCGCATTTTTATGTATATCATAAAATGTACCAAGATTCTCTCGGTCTTTTTGGCCTTCCGGCAGTTTATTTGGTTTTGTCATATTTTTTCTTTCGTTATGTTAACACTTATTTCAGTTCTTTCAAGATTTTATAAAGACACGCCAACAATGGAATGTCTCTTACCTTGGGCATGACTAATGTCGATTGATTCAAGCCATCCGCCAACTGTAATATCACTAAATGTTCTTTACCTTTGGCATACTCGTTAACATTATCCATCAGATACCGATAGATGGGTGTTAACATTGAAGGGTCCACGTCAACCACCAACTTTCGTATTTCTGTGAAAGTGGTCGGGACGGATGGAGTCTTCAACAGACTCACAATCTTTAGGAGGAAATCAGACTCGACGGCATTCTCCTTGGCTATTTTCAGCATGCCGCCAAGACTTGATTGATGAGCAAAATTGATGATTTTGCGAATGTCAGGGTAAAAGGTGTTGACGATAAATCCAATGTCTTCCATTGTAAATGAAACATTCTCAGATTGGAGAATACTCACCAACTTAACCGCTATATCTTTCTTGGAAGATGGTTTGATTTCGAACGCCTGACACCGTGACAAAATTGGTGTGATAATCTGTTCTGGGTAGTTACACGTCAGAATGAATCGAGTATGAGTGGCGTAAGTTTCCATCATATTTCGAAGTGACGCCTGTGCGTCTCTTGTGAGGAAATCCGCCTCATCCAAGATGACTATCTTGAAAGGTTTGAATCCAACGCCACTGGCGAAGGATTGCATCTTATCCCTCATAATATCAATACCACGTTCAGCCGAGGCGTTGATATACATCAGGTCACATGGAACATTCTTAGCGAGAATTTTGGCCAGAGTGGTCTTGCCGGTTCCGGCAGGCCCAGACAACAGAACGTGTCCGGAAAGTTCCTTTCGGTCGATGTGCGCCTGAAAAGATTCTTTTACGGTATCGTTTCCAATGTAATCACTCAACGTCTTTGGGCGGTATTTCTCCACCCAAATAGACGTTTGAATGTCTGGTTTTTGTTCTTCAACAATGAAATCCATGATAGTGTAATTTAGTGTCGTTTTCCGTTACGGAGTTTACGAACGTGCAATGGCGTCTTCAAGATTTCTTGGTCAATCTTAGCGCACGACTTGAAGTAGGCGCCGAGAGACTTTTCAGTGAAAGTCATTCCGAGATAAGGTGTCTTTGTCAGACGGCCGTTTGATTTGTAGAATACTCCGTAGAGTGTTTGTTCTTTTGACATATTTGTTCTTTGTTGTTGTTGTTGTTTTAATCTTCAACGTCAACCTTAATCAGATAATACTGACTCTTGAAGCCGTCTTTTTCAAATTCGATGGCAGCCAGACCTTGTTCCGAGATTTTCAGAACAGGATTTGGACACTCCGAATTTGCCGATAAAATTGATTTCAAACTCTTCGATGAGAAACTGATTGGTGACTTGACCGTGTTCTTACCCGCGACGCTTGGCGCTTCAATTGAGATACTGGTCACATTATGATTACCGTAACCCAACACCAATTCCAAACGGTTCTTCTTCTTGCTCATGACGAAACTGAAATTTTCATATCCCAGAGCGGCGATGGATTGATTCATCTTGCCAACGAATTCCTCGGTCATGGTAACTTCGGTTTCGAATGGAGGAATGGTCTTGAGTTTTGGTTCGGCGTCAATCTGGTCAAGATGGTGGGCGTTGTATATCAAACTGATGCTTTCATCTGACAAAACCAAATTGGTGACTCTTGAGGCGTCTTTTTCATCAGTCACAACTTCAAGAGTGAAGTTGTCAGGAAGAGGAACCAATGTCTTCATCAAAAGAGAAGTATTACCAACGCCAATGACTTTACCATCAAGGGCGGAGAAGTTTGCCAACTCAACACTCACCAAGAGTTTCTTATCGACTGTCATGGCCGAAGCCTTGAGAACGTTGTTTGTGTTTGTCCAACGAACTTTTTCGACTAAGCCGCCGACATTGTATTTTTTGATAAATGTTTCAATTGTTTTCTTTTCCATAATGTAATTCTTGTAGTTTCGGATGGTAATATACCAGCGATTTGTTTGTGTGTCTATTTCTTATATTCAAAAATGTTGCCAACGACTTGCAAAGCGAAGGTAGTAAGATGGGCCAAATCATCATCGGTCTGGTCACCCCAATTTACAACGAATGAACAAGCAAAGAATTCCACCGTCCCTTGACGGCCCTTGTAGGTGACAATATCACCTTCCCAAATTTCTTCTCCGGTTTTATCGTGCGCTCCTGTGAATTGATGAATCACGTAGTTTTCAGGTGGATTATACAATGCTCTTAATTCACAGTCGTCGCCCATCACTTCGAGTATGGCAGGATTATCCCACTCATTGTCTTTGACATTCCACACTCTAAATTTTAATGGTCGGCTCATACGTTAAAAAATTCTTCCAATGTTCTCTCGGGTTTCTTTGGCGCCTCATCCGGAATACAAAGTTTAATGTCAATTTCAAACTTCGTAGCGAAAGTCGTCAATCTCGTCTCAACCAACTCAATCAATTCCTTTCGTTCTGGTGGAACTGTGAAGCCGGGAACTTTACCGTAAGGTCCACGTCTGCCGTTCGTTCCACCTAGCAATGGAAGATTGACTGATTTTATATCGTTCTCAAGTAGAGTGAGTTTGAATGATTTCAGTGAAGTCTCAATCCATTCGAGAGTACTCCAATGACGCCAATCTTCCTTGACAGCAAGACCCAATAACCATTGGTGGTGTTCTTCGTTGTAGTAAGAATAACAATCACCGGGCTTGATGAGATGTTTCGAACACTGAAATTTGTAATCAGCGAACATCATCGGATACCGTTTTTTGAATTCTAACGCGATTCCAGCGCCCATGACACCAACAGTATTGATAGTGTTCACGATAGCATCAGCCGGAATATCGAACAGTGATTTGTAAACTATTGAAAACATATTTTAACCGAAGAAGGGATTCTCTGCCACTTGATAGGATTCAACGTTCTTTTTGTTGACGTTGACCACTCCCAACTTGATTTCTGGCATTTTCGACAACAATTCGTATCCGTCGTCGGTCTGTTTTTTCCATTCTAAATCGCCTTCTTTGGGATATTGTATTGTCCAAGATACGGTAGATTTGGCAAGCATTCTTCTTGCCGATTTTGACAATGGCATGATGTAACGGAACTGTTTTCCTCTCACCCTTGTTATACCTTTGGACTTTATAAAATCTCTCGTCAACCAAAACACTTTTGCTTTGTTAGAAAACACGGCGTTCTCTTTACACAATGCCTTGGCTGACCGTGGATGAATCTTCTCACCGTCAGGACCAATGTAGATGTCAGTCCAAATGAATCCTCCGTAAAGGAAATTGGCCGATTGATACACGTAACCCACCTTTCCTACAATACCGTCTGCCCAAGTGTATAAAAACAGTCGTTCGGGTAGGTTCTTCTTCATCCATTGAATGACCGCCGATAACATCTGTGATTCTGAATTCCTTGGCATTTCAGGCAACATACACATCTTGCCGATTTCGTAATAATCTTTCGTTTCGAGGCCGGGGAACATTTTGTTGATTGTTTGGAGGGGTTGTGTTCCCCATCCCAAGGTTATCGCCCCAACCAATTTGTCATCAAGATAGATGCCAAGATAATGCTTAGTTAGGCGAGGCATAACTTTTGAATAGTGATGCTCTTGAACCAACTTAGCAGCAGTAAATTTGTCTATTTCTTTAACTTTGAACTCGAACTTCATATTTGTGTTCTTTGAACAAGACCGATTTTACCACGTCCCGAGGAATCTTGTATCCTTGAGCCTCATAGTATCCACCACTCTTATTCACATTCGGAATATGAACCAAATCAAGTCGATTCAATCGAACGTATTCATCCAAAAAATCACGAAGAACGGTTGGCGGAAACCAGAAGAATACACCATCACTGATGAAGTAATAGACAAAATAATCAACACCGTGGATTGCCGTTCTCCAAGGACCACCGTCTTTTTTGTTGTCGCCTGTTACTGTGTATCGTTCCATGAAAAAGTTCTTCGTCTTTTTCATGCTATACGTGTCGGTCTTCAATTCTACAGTTTGACCGTTTTTCAAGTCAAAGTCAATCCTAAAATCGACAGTGTTTTTCTTAGGTTCGAGATTCTTATAAAAACGAAGGAAGTCGGCTTCACCATTGTCGCCGACTTTCAGTTGTTCATCGAATTTGAATACCTTATCCTGCGTCGAAATCATAGTTATCGTTGGTCGGTTTGACTGGTTCTGGCATGTCGCCTGAATTTTCAGACCAATCAAATTTTGGTCGGTAATCACCATCACCGTCAGAATAGAAAGTGACTTCTCTTGATGAACCCATACTACCCAGTCTTTGCATCGCTTTCAACATGCCTAAGAAATGTGGAATCCATCTCTCGTTCATTGTACATGTCACCGTAAATGTCTTATTTTTGTGTGTCATATAATTTCACCAACCATTCATTTGATTCATCCCATATTTTCATGCCCACATTCGTTTTCTCTTTCTTTGTGGAGAGAATGAATCCTTTGACTTGTTCCATGAACTTTGTCAGTTCTTCGCTTTCTTCTTTGTCTAATATCATAGTGGATTTTTGAACCTTTCTGTAACTACAAACCAATCCGATTTTTCACCATCCATCAAAGACAACGCCATTGGAACTAACCACTTTGCCTTCGGAACGGTTCCTTCTAAATTGTCAACACCAAGGCCGATGACTACTTCATCCGTCTGTGTCGTTGGCTCTTTGTCTGATATAGCGGAGTAACAGTAAACGACATATCCTCGATCATCAGTGAACGAACAGAAAAATTTCCAATCGTTAATGATGAGCCACGCTTCTTCTTTGAATTCTCGGGTCATAGCCTCTTCTGGTTTTTCACCTTCTTCTACTTGGCCTCCGATACCATTCAATAGACCTTTTTGCCACTCTGGTTTTTCTTTCCGAATCAACCAAACAAGATTTTTTGAGGGATTAAACAAGAATCCTAACACGTATTTTTTGAGCATATTTATTCTCCTACGATTTCGACATTAAATTCGTCACATGAACAACATTCACCATCAATCCGTTCTTCGCCGAGTTGACAGTTCAAACTTTGTTCATAATCCAATTGACATATCCGGATACCACGAACACAAATACCGCCATCGGCCAAACATTCATTCCAATAATCCAATGTGACTCGTTTCTTTTCGTCATAGTTGGTATCGTAGTCATAGACTTCGGTTCCCTCTTTGAACCAAGTGTTAGCCTTCGCGGTCAAGATAACTGTCTTCATATCGTTCTTCATCTTCCTCAGTAACGACTACCCATTTGTTGTTCATTTTGAATACGCCGTGATTGGCACACCATTTTTCAAATTCATTCATATTCTAAAATTCAAAGAATTGAGCCGCCACTTTCATTGACGAATTTGGGAATTGCCAATCATAAACATTGTAAAAATCCATGAGTTTACTCTTCAACTCTTTCTCAAACAACGCTGAACGGTCAACATTACTATTGATGAAATTCACAATCTCCGGTGGGTCATTACCATCCGCCTTCATCGCCAAGGCTTCGACCATATACTCGTTGTCTTTGAGATAGACCCATTTAATCTTCTGTCCATGATGGATATGTTCGGTTGTCTTGTTCAATCCCCATGAGTCAATCAAATCATTATAGGCAATGGCCGCCTTGACTTGGGCCGGGGTTCCTTTCACAATCGAGAATGGTTTACGGTCTTCGGGACAATAATTGTGTTTACCGTCTTGACTGACATACTTCACAGACGTATTCTTGGCTATCTCAATAACTCCCAGTGTCTTCACTTCCTCACGGAATTTAAGAATCATGTCATCCAATTCTTCTCTTTCAGAACCAGTGAGAATCTTCCTCAAAAACATTTCCATGAATTTTCGAAACGCCGCTGGGAAGGATGTTCGAACTACGTCAATACCCTTTACTTCCAATTCGGGTTCCTTCAATAACGAACCTTCTTTGTGAATAATCCACTGAGCATATCGTTTCTTGGCCAACCAGAATGAAGTCTTGGAAATAACTTCCTGTTTGGCATCGAATGTGTGTTTATCCACATTGAAAAACCGTTTGGCCATGACATTGTAGAAGTTATTGACATACCACTGAACGTCTGTGGTGACGGTCATAATGGCCTTGGTCATTTCATCGTCATTCGTCATGTCAATGTTAGGAAATCGTTTCTTAATCATTGGGATGGCAGCCACGAAACATGAATCTGTGTCAGAGTAAATGACCCAATCACCATCCTGTTGTAATTCTTGTTTATAGTAATTATTGATGGCCATTGCCGTCGTCTTAATGATGGATACGCCGGTGGTAGTTACCGCCTCAGCGTTATCAACGTCATAGAATCGGAAGATTGGAAGACCCAATACACCGTAAAGAGAGTTAAGTAAGATTTTCCAAACTTGTTGACGAGCGTTGAAGAATTCGTATTGAGCCATGTTACCGGCCTTACGGAATTCTGCTGCCTTTTTCCTCATGGTCTGGCGTTGATTGAACCACACCGTTAGGATTTCAGGGATAACGCCTTTTTTATCAGTTCGATAAAGAATACCGTTCGAAGACAACGAATAATTACTTTGGGTCACAAGACCCTTGAATTCTTCAATCGAGTAAGCCGCCGGACCTACTTTGTAACTCTGAATCTTCCCTCGGACGTGTAAATCCATGTCAAACTCCGCCAACTTTTTGTCTATCCACGCCTCCAATTTATCTGAGTCTTCAATTGGTTCATCAGCCTCTTTGTTATCGGCCAACAATCTAATTCGTTTCAATTTCGAAGCGTAATCATCCAAGACACATTCAGTCACCTTACCCACCTTCGTTTCAGGTGAGGCATTCAAACTGATAAGGATGTTAGGATACATGGAAGTCAAATCCAAGTCGAACACCCATTCGTATTTACCGGGAACGGGAGGTTTGACGTAAGCGCCGGAGAAACCTTCTTCTCCTTCCTCCAATCGTTCCTCGTATTCTTCCCTACCTTGGGCTGGTTTGTTCGGCGCTATTCTGCCGCCGTTTCGTCGAAGATACATGAGAATGGCGCCTTCAAGGTATCGAGAAGACAAATGAAAACAATCGAGCGGAACGTGACCGACGTGGCAGATATTCCTAACCAAGTCAATGAATTTCACTTTCTTGTCGATGAGCGCCACAACCTTAACGTCTGTGATGTTGTATTCTACAAATTTCTCAATATCCGATTTATACAAATCGTTCAAGTTACCTTGGTAGGCTACTTTACCCACACCAGCGATTTTCAATCCGATGGCATTCAGAGTATAACTTGGTTCCATCTTCACGACGGACTTCTTGTAAAGGTCAATGTAATCCAAGACAGCAACACCAGCGATTTTCAATGTTCCGGTATGACCGTTCATGTATGCCGTTCCAATCGGAGAAAGGAATTTGGCAACTTTGGCGCCGAGACAATTCTTGAGACGAACGTAAAGGTAGGGTAAATCGAATCCAGCGATATTCCAACCTGTGATAATAGTGAAACCACATTCTTGCCACTTATCCATGAAAGCCATGAGCATGTTGTCTTCGTCATCGAATGACCGAATGACCAATTTGACTCTATCTTCCTCGGTGGCTTTGTAATCTTTCAGTGGCGCCCACAATCCACCATCACGTTCTTGGTCTTGTATCTTTCCTTCTCTGTCTAAGATGTAAACGTAACAAGTCTTAGTGGGTTGGTCAAAGAGAGAAATAGCCGTGATTTCTTTGTCGGCAATGGCATTATTAGCGTATCCGCCTGTGGTATCCACTTCAATATCAACGATACCAATCTTGTGACCTTGGGATGGTTCGTCTGAATCTTGATACATATCCATCAGAACTCTTGTTTCTGGTGGAACGTCTGATTCGAATAGATTCGTATCCTTTTCGTGGAAGTTGGTTACTTTGGTTAAATCATCTCCGTAGATGGATTTGTATTTACCGCCAACTTGTCGTTTGTAAGCGTATTTCGGATATGGGAATTGGACAAGACCCTTCTCGTCATCCCACAATGATACCACCCAATCTTTGCGATTTATGTAAATATTTTGATACATGTTTTTTCCGTAATTTCATCTTCCCAAATTCGAATTATATCATATCCATTTTCTTTGGCGATACAAGTTTTTCTATTGTCATTTATTCGATTCCGTCTTTGAGTTTCATTTAATTGGTTATCAGGAATACCTCTGCTATGCCAATAAATTCCATCTATTTCGACCAATGTATTGATAGAAGGAAGGTAGAAATCGAATAATTTTCCCCCAAGTGGATATGGTGATTTGTATTCTATGTTTGATATTAACAACCAATTTTCAAATTGAATTTCGGGCTTGGTTTTTTTAAACGGAGAAAATCCAAAATTATCATTAAGAGCGTGTTCATAACAACAATATTTGGCGTTTGACCTAGAGTTACAAACATAAAAAACACCATCACACCACAAACATTTCTTTTCAACTTTCGGTGGGTTATTTCCTTGTTTTTTATATCTGTAGGAACATGTTTGTTTTTGAATGTTCGAAAGTTGCCGTCTATGTTCTTCTGTATGTTCTTTTCCAAAAAACGGATTACCTTTGCCAGAGTTCTTACATGACCTACATTGTCTATTGTTCTTTATTGCTTTTTGAAAAGCCCTTAATGTAGAATAACTTTGTTTTGACTGGCAATCTGGACAAGATTTATACCAAAATTTATCCATTACTGTTAAGAAATTATAGGATACACAAAAATAACTTTGCCCGCGTATCCCTTATCTTGTTCATGTATTGAACATTCGAAAACCCGTTCCTCGTCTTTTGTAATCACACCACCAAAAGCCGTTCCAATCGGACATTTCACATTATCTGTGAAGACTCTAACACAATAATTGCAAATATCTTGGTCAGATAAAAGTCTTCTCATTCTAAAATACATTCTTGGAAATTCTACTATAGTGATAGTAATTTCATTTCTATAAGTTAACTTGCTTTTTTTCATATTATCATCGTTTTTGAAGATATTCTACCACATCTTCTACCAAAGGTAAAAGCAATTTTCCATTGTCGAAATAACCGCTATAGATGGATGGAAATTTCTTTTGACTCCAATATTCCTCGGTGGTGAGAAATGCTTCAGGCCCTATATGACCATATCCCACCTTTAGGATTTCCGGTTCACCAACGTAATTGCCTAATGGATTGGTTACGCCACATTCAATGAATATCATCGGATTCAATTGAATCTGACAAATCATTTGGTCTTTGAATCCACTTGTTCGTGGAAAATGCCAACAGAATTCAATCTGTTTAGAATTGAAATTCTGACTGACTAAAAATTGGTTTTGAGGAATTCTCATATTCTTTCGCTTCATCTATCCAAGTTCGATTCAACTTTATCATCAAAGTTGTGAAGACCTTTTTACCGTCTTCGTTGAGTTTGGGTTCTATTTGAGATAATTTCCACAAAAGCATATCGTGTCGCAACGACAACAATAATCGTGGCGTCATGGTAATTGGTGGCCGGATGGGGTCAAGAGTGTTGTAGATATACAGCAATAATGACAATTCCATCTCAGTCAACGATTCAAGTTGACTAATTCTCATTCTGCTATTGTAACCTATTTAATGAAAGAGTCAATTTATAAGAACTCCAATGGTCTTCCCATTGATTCTTATAAAAAGGGTTTCATTCTTGAGATTGGAGATTTCTTTGACGGATGCCTTCAACTTGTTTAAGACAGGTTCGTGAATGAATTGCATACTCAATGATATTTTAGAATCCAAAATCCCCACGTCATTTGGCATCACAATCAAAGCATTGCCCGCGTTCACTGTCTTAGTATCCTTCTTGTCACCGTAAGCCGTTGCCGAACCATCAATGACAAGAACCAAAATGTTTTTTTCATTCACGACGAAATAATATGAGCCTTTGTGAATTTCAATATCGGCCAGTGGAGTCGATACAACCACCGAGGAATTGGTATCATCTTCTGGATAAACGAAATAGGCAGACCCTTTCATCAGACCGACATTCAACGTCGATGGACCAAATTTAGCCTTTTCAGGATTGGTATTCGTGTTCGTTATTTCTTGAATAAAACTGTTTACGTTCAATTCACTATTGGTTTCCACCTTTGAGGAAAGACCATTCGAGAAATACACCACTTCAGCGGCATTGGTAGTTTTCACTGAATAAAACGAGTGTGGCGTCTTGAAATCTACCTCGGTCGTTTTACCTTTTTGAACATACACACCGTTTTGACCGAATACTGCCGTAGCAGCCAACATTAAAATAAGCATTGCCTTTTTCATTCTCTATAAATATTTGACATTGAACGCTAAATCAGATAAAGTATCCAAGATGGAAACTACTACCGAAATAAAAAATCCACCTGCGGTTCCTAAGAAACGTAGGGTGTCGTATTCCCAATTTTCAAATTGGTTCAACTGCCCGCATAGGTGGTATTTGGATTTCGTCAAAGGTCTGAGAACGTATGAAGATAGTATCGTGACTTGTTTTGGAACGGCCATTCACGAAGCCGTTCAACTCTACATTGAGACACTTTACAAACAAGGCGTCAAGGAAGCCGATGCTATTGACATGCAGGCTAAATTTGAAGAAGTCTTCACTCGGGAATTGACCAACGCCAAGGTCGTTCATACCCATGATGAAAAGATGGAATTCATTGTTGATGGTGACAACATCATTAAGGCGTTCACCAACATGACGAATCGAATCAAACACTTCCCATCCAACAAATACGAGTTGATTGGTATTGAAGATGAAATCATCATGCCTATCAAACACAATGTTGACTTCATCTGTTACATTGACGTGGTGTTGAAAGAGAAATCGACCGGACGATACCGAATCATTGACATCAAAACATCTCGCCAAGGTTGGAATCATTATCAGAAAGAAGACCCAGCGAAGATTGCCCAAATTCTTCTCTACAAAGCGTTTTTCAGCCGGAAATACAATGTTTCCGTTGATATGATTGACGTTGAATTTTTCATTCTCCGAAGACGCTTGTGGGAGAATTACGCCTTTCCTCAAAGTCGAATTCAAACGTTTGTCCCTAAATCCAATCAGAAGTCGGTAGCCGATACTCTGAATACTTTTGCTCAATTCATTACCGAGTGTTTCAAACCCGATGGTTCTTTCATTGAAGAATTGAAGAATTATCCAAAGATTCCGGGTAAAGCGAAGAAACACTGCAAATACTGCCCGCATAAAAAGGTAAATTGTGATGCTAAGGCGGATGTAATTGACGAAGAGTAAATAAAATTGCTTTTCTTCTTCTTTTTTCTGTGTGAGTTCATAGTTAAATGTGTAAGGATATACGTTCTTACAGTTTTAAGTATGAATAAAAAAATAGCAACCACGGTGAAATTAGAGAACGAACTCTACGACGATTTCAAAGTCTTAGGCGTTCGCCATAAACTCACCCTCCAAACCTTCGTTGAGAAATGTGTCCATCTGTATGTTCAACAGGACACATTTCGTTCCATCGTCGATACGTTTACGATTCCCCGATTAAGCCACTCTGGTTCTTTCGGCGTCAATTCCTAAACCCACCAAGTTATGATACTTCCACCAAAACCTAAAGGTCTTCTTCTGTCCGATGATTTAAGAATGCATTCAGGCGTTGCCACAATGTCTAGGGAAATGGTCTTATCTACCCTACGACGATTTGATTGGGTTCAGATTGCCGGCGCCATCCAACATCCAGATAAAGGCAAGGTCATCAATATGGATGCCGCTTCCGCTCAAGCCAGTGGAGTTAAAGATGCCAAAGTTACCATCTATCCTGTTGACGGTTACGGCAATGAGGAAATCTTGTTCACGGTCATTGACCGAGAAAAGCCCGACTTCATTGTTCACTTTACTGACCCTCGTTTCTGGACATGGTTGTATGCTTTGGAAAGACAGATAAGGTCCAAGATTCCTCTGACCTATCTTAACATTTGGGATGATGTTCCATTCCCAATGTATAATCGTTCGTTCTACGAATCATGTGATTTGCTCATGTCTATCAGCAAACAGACCTACAACATTAACAAACACGTTTTGGGTCCAAACAACTGGTGTACCGTAGAAGATGAAGCGCCAAATGGCAGACCTATTCTCCACTACGTTCCTCACGGCATTAATAATGTCACGTTCAGACCCATTCCAAAAGATGATGCTTTGTTAAAGAAACGAAGCAAAGAAATTTTGGGTGGTCGTGAATATGAATACGTTGTGTTTTACAATAGTCGTAACGTCCAACGTAAACGAACCAGTAATATCTTGTTGGCCTACCGAACATTCTGTGACAATCTTCCAAAAGAAGAAGCCAAGAAATGTTGTTTGTTCCTTCACACCGAAGTAAGACAAGACCAAGGAACAGATTTGTTGGCCGTCAAAGAAGCGTTCTGTCCTGATTACGATGTCATGTTCTCGACAGCAAAAATGTTGCCAGAAGACATGAACGTTTTGTATAACATTGCCGACGTGACCATCAATCTTTCTTCCAATGAAGGATTCGGTTTGTCCACAGCAGAATCATTAATGGCTGGAACTCCAATCATTGTTTCGGTTACGGGCGGTCTGCAAGACCAAATCGGACAAGTTCAAGACGACGGTTCTCCGGTTGTGTTTGATAAAGACTTTGGTTCAAACAATATCGGCAAATACAAGAAACACGGCAAATGGGCTTATCCTATTTGGCCAGCAACCCGTTGTGTTCAAGGCTCGCCTCCTACACCATACATCTTCGATGATTTGACCAAGTGGGAAGATGCTGCTGAAGGTATGATGTATTGGTATCTCATGGGCGCTGAAAAACGAGAAGCCTGTGGTAAAGCAGGACGTGATTGGGCCTTGGGTGAAGGTGGTATCAATTCTGAAAATATGGCTAATCAGGTCATTACGTGTATTGATTATACCCTCAAGAACTTCAAGCCAGTCAAGTCCGTTGGATTGTTCACCGACAAAGATTATGTTGGCAATCAAATGAATCATGGTCTTGGATTTGAGATTCCAGTTCTCAACAAAGAACAAATAAAAGCAGCAGTCGATGCGGTTCAAGTATAATAACTTGAACTAAATTAATTGTAGTGTAAAATGGGTTTTACTATGAATATTCAAATCAAACTTCTCGACCCTAAAGCCAAAATTCCGACAAGGGGTTCTTACTTTTCTGCCGGTTACGACCTTTATACGATAGAGGAATACGAATTGAAGCCGGGAGAACGCCACTTGTTTAAGACTGGCGTTTCCACGGCGATGCCAGATGGAGTTTATGGCCGTATTGCTCCTCGAAGTGGTCTGGCCTACAAACAAGGTATTGATGTAATGGCAGGTGTCATTGATTCGGATTACCGTGGCGAAATTGGTGTCCTACTCGTTAATTTGGGACAAGAGCCAGTCAAATTCCCAATCGTTAAAGATGGGAAGGAAACCGCTATCGCTCAAATCATATTTGAGTCACACAACGAGGTTTACTTCGACAAAACAGAAGTGTTGCCTGAGTCACAACGAAATACGGATGGATTTTCTAGTTCCGATAGAGTAAAAGTTCCAGCACCAAATCCACCCCAAAAATCGACATTTGACGTAGGTTTGTTAAAACAATGGAAAGAGAAACATTGGTCAGACCGAACCTCACACTCAGGCTACGAAGCAGCCATTAAAGAACGAGAGAAACAAGTCGGCAATGCATGAAAGTTGTAATAACACCAGCCATTAGAGAAGAGGCCAGATATTTCTGTGATAAACATCAGACTACGGAATGTTTTACCGAAATGAGCATGCAATCTTGGTATGGTAGTTCCTACGATACGGAACGAATCACATGGCAAATGTGTGACGAGTGTGTGAAAGAAGTCCGAGCATTCTTGGATGAAAAATTTGGAAAAGTAGATATTGAATTAGTATTATGAATAAACCAGTTTGTATATTTCAGTCCCCTATGTGGACAAGAAGCGGTTACGGCGACCTTGGATTAGCCCTTGGTAAAAGTCTAATTCGCTATGATAAATTTGACGTTCAGTTCATCCCTACACGATGGGGTGGTTGTAGTCGAAAGTATCTAGCAGCAGACATCTCAGACCCAGTTGAACAAGAGATGTTCAAGAAAGTTCTTCGTGGACCTCTCCAAAAACAGCCTGAGTTGTTCTTCCAATGTTCCATCCCTAACGAATTTCAAGCCCCAGCCAAATACAACATTGGTGTTACGGCCGGCATTGAAACAACCGTGGCTCGGGCCGACTGGGTTGAAGGATTGAATCGGATGAATTTGAATCTCGTAACATCAAAACACGCCAAAGATGTGTTCATGTCGGCCAGTTACAAGAAAGATTTGAAGAATGGTCAACCGCCTGTTGAATTGAAGTCGAACAAACCACAAGAAGTTCTATTCTGGGGCGCTGATACGTCGATTTACAACAATACGGCTCCTATCTCTCCATTGATTGACGAAGAACTTTCCAAAATACCGGAAGAGTGGTGTTATCTGTTCGTTGGTCAATGGACCGGCGGCAATTTATTCAATGACCGAAAAGACATTGGCAATTTGATTCGTGTGTTCATGGAAACATTTGCCAATCTCGGTAACAAACCAAAACCAGCGTTGATTATCAAAACTAGCGGAGCGGCAATCTGTAACATGGATAAACACGACATGATTACTCGACTTCGTTCTTTACGAGCCTTTGTTGAAAATAATAAAGGTTGGACGGATTTGCCAAAAGTCTATTTGGTGTATGGTGATTTGACCGAATCAGAAATGAATTCTCTCTACAATCATCCTAAAGTCAAAGCCCACGTTTCGTTCACTCACGGTGAAGGTTACGGTCATCCGCTTTTATTGTCAACGTTGAGTGGCAAACCATTGTTCGTTTCCAATTGGAGCGGTCATTTGGATTTCCTTGACCCTAATCTTTGTAAGACATTGAAGGGTGAAGTGAAACCTTTGCCAAAGGATTGTGTCAACGATTGGTTGATTGATGGTTCATCTTGGTTCACAGTCAATTACCAAGAAGCCAGTGAAACCATGAGACACTGTTTCTACAACTACTCTGGCTATAAAGAAAATGCCGAGAAGTTGAGAGTAAGAAACGCGGAACAATTCTCCAATCAGGCTATGGATAAGGCGTTCCACGCTTTGTTGGACCAATATGTTCCTAAATTCGCCACCGAAACCAAGTTGGTTCTTCCTAAGTTGAAGAAGGTGGAGACAAAGCCTACCATTCCGACCATCACTCTACCAAATCTAGCAACCGTATGAACATAAAAGAAAAACTCAAACAACTCGCTCATTATTATGACGTGACTAGGCAAGTAGGACATACCACCTTGATGCTTGAGGGCGCCAAAAATACCAAAGATTGTATTGTGGTGACTCACAATCAGGTCATGGGTGAATCTGTTCAACAAATGGCAAATCAGAAAGTCAAAACGGTATCATTGTCATCGCCGAATCTTTTGAGAGGATTCAAGAAGCCTATCGTTTTTGACAATTGCGCTCTTTATGTCTTGTTCTTGGAATCTGTTCGTGAAATGGATAGATTGGAAGAAGAGAACAAGAAACTCAAAAAGAAATTGGCCGCCTAATGAAAATCTCATACCTTGTAACGTGTCACAACGAAACCAAAACACTCGACAATCTGTTACATATCCTTGACAATTATATAGGAGGAACCGATGACGAAGTGAGAATTGTGGTGGATAATCCCACAAAGGAAACATCCGACATTCTCTATAATTGGACCAGTGGCCAGACAAAAATGTTCGCTACCGAACACGCCTTGAACAAGAATTACGCCGAACATAAAAACTTCGGAAATTCGTTGTGTAGTGGAGATTGGATCTTTCAATTGGACGGAGATGAAATGCCACCTGAGTCATTGTTGGGCGAAAATCTCAAATCCATCATCGGAAGCAATCCAGACGTTGAATTGATTTGGGTTCCTCGAATCAATGACCAAAGGGGAGTGACAGAAGAAGATGCCAAGGAATTCGGTTGGGGATTGGTCTATCTTCCAGAATACGAAAGTGGAAAAGTTCCTCTCGTATCTTGGCCAGACTATCAACCACGAATATACAAAAATGTTCCAGACCGTATCAAATGGGCGAAACCCCTACATGAACAAATTGTGGGTCATACCCAATACGGTTCTTTACCGGCCGAGTTAGGATGTGCGTTATTCCACGATAAGACTATCGAGACGGCCAGAGTAACAAATAGAAAATACAAGCAAGATTTCTCATAAATGAAAACACTCATCTACACAACCGCCGTAGATTCATCCACAAGCCAGTTTGCCAATTCGAATTACAGTAAATACTCGTTGTTGAGTTGGGAAAAATGGTGTAAGAAAAACAATGTGGATTTCTTGGCTATCAAAGACCACAATCCACGATACAAATTTCCAGTGTGGAACAAGGATTGTATCTTTGAAATCGTAGGTGATAAATACGACAAGATTGGTTACGTTGATTCTGACACCATGATACGATGGGATGCTCCTAATCCATTCAATCTATACACCGATGAATTCTGTGGTGTGTTAGATACGAGTTCTCTACGATGGATTATGGAATCCATTGCCATCTATAATCAGTTTTATCCAGACATTAAATTGGACCTGTATGATTACATCAACAGCGGAGTGACGTTCTTTACCAAGGAACACAAATATCTGTTCGATGAATTGATTCAGTTGTATCTTCAAAACCAAGAAAAGATGGATAGTATCAAAGGTGTCGGTAAGGTTCAGACACTTCTCAATTTTGCCTTGAAGAAACACAATACCAAGCAAAAGCGATTAGACCCAAGGTGGAATCTGTTTTCAATTCATAAGAAAAACATGTTCGGACACAATTGGCAACTCAACACGGACCAAACTCCGTTTTTCATCAAGTATGCTTACATTTGGCATTTCACCGGCTTTCCTATAGAGAGTAGGGTGGAAGTCATGAAAAATACGTGGCAGGCGGTAGAAAGATTC